CCGTGCCGCGAAGTCAACCAAAGCAGCAGAGGACAAACGACGCTATGCTCGAAAGCTCGAAGAACAGGCTACGAAAGTTGAAAACGCTCTTGCTGGCAAGTCCTCTACCACAATCGATCTTGGGGATGTGGCTGCTTTGCCAGACCCAGTATCGGAGCTTGTCGGCGAAAGTGAAGTCGTCTTTCAACCGAACTCGGGTCCGCAAACGGAATTTCTGTCGGCGGGTGAGCGAGACGTACTCTACGGTGGTGCCGCCGGTGGTGGAAAAAGTTTTGCACTTCTTGCTGATCCGCTACGTTATTGTCACAATCCTAATCATCGTGGTCTTCTTCTCCGTCGTACACTCGACGAACTGACCGAACTGATCGACAAGTCTCGGCAACTCTACCCGAAGGCATTTCCGGGTGCGAAGTTCCGGGAGTCGAAGTCGACGTGGGTCTTTCCGTCCGGAGCGACGATGTGGTTCACGTACCTCGACAAAGACAAAGACGTAACCCGCTTTCAAGGGCAGGCGTTCAACTGGATAGGCATCGATGAGATCACACAGTATCCCACACCGTACGTCTGGGATTACCTGCGTTCTCGCCTTCGTACTACTGATCCTGAACTCCAGCAACACCTGTACATGCGCTGCACAGCCAACCCCGGAGGAGTGGGTGGTTGGTGGGTCAAGAAGACTTACATCGATGGCTTGGAACCAAACAAGCCTTTTCCTGCCTTCGATATAGAAACACGAAAAGAATTCCTGTGGCCTGACGGTCACGAAAAAGCAGGTCAGCCCCTGTTCCTTCGCAAATTCGTACCGGCAAGGCTGACCGACAATCCCTACCTGATGGCAGACGGCCAATACGAGGCTATGCTCAGGTCGCTCCCGGATGTCGAACGAAGGCGACTCCTCGAAGGTGATTGGGATGTGGCGGAGGGAGCGGCCTTCCCCGAGTTTACGAGAGCGAGACATGTGGTCGAACATTTTGAACTTCCAACCAACTGGCCCCGTATTCGTGCGGCGGACTATGGCTACGCAAGTCCTTCGTGCGTTTTGTGGGGGGCTATTGACTGGGATAATAATATCTGGGTGTATCGCGAGCTATATGCTAAACACTTGACAGCAGAAGAGTTAGCAGATAAAATATTAGAAGCAGAACAACTCGATCCCCTACCGTACTACACAGTCCTCGACTCGTCGTGCTGGAACAAGACAGGCTTCGGCCCATCGATAGCAGAGACGATGATGAGAGTCGGTGTGCGGTGGACGCCATCCGACCGTAATCGTATTCAAGGAAAGATGGAAATACATCGTCGCCTCGCTGACGATCCCTACACGAACGAACCACGCCTACGCATCTTCTCCTCGTGCCAGAACATCATCAAGCAGCTTGCGGGTATCCCCCTATCAAAAAGCAACAGTGAAGACGTAGACACGAAGTCAGAAGATCACGCGTACGACGCCTTACGCTACATGCTGATGACACGAGTGAGCGGATACTCGTCGATCCACAAACAACTCGGCGCAATCAAGAACCAAGTCCACCAAGTCCACGACGCGACATTCGGATACTAATTTATGGATTTCGACTCTAAAGAATTAACACTTCGTCAGGCGGCTGAAATTTACGCCACGAAGTATGCGAAAAGCCGTAAAGGTTTTGATAGTCCGGAAGACGTACAAAGATTTGTAACGTCGACTATTTCTATGTTTAAAGACGTAGCTGACGAGCCGGGATCGGCTGTACAGTTATTCATTCCCGACGAAAACGATAAAACGGTTCTGCGTAAATTATTTGAGGGCAGTCCTGCAGACGATCAACCTACTAAAAAGGCGATGCAAAATCTTCGCCTGATAGGTCATAACGTCCTGAAAGCCGGACTCAAGTCTACGGACGAGCTTTACGAACTTATGCCTGACTCGGCAGTGAGGTCCGATAAAAACGAAAGAATATTCGGAAGGATCGAACCTCCTAAAGGGGAATCTCTCGTTGCTATCAATCCTGATAGAGAGATACAAAAGGAATTCTTTGCAAAACTTTCTGCGAAAGCTACTAATCCAGAAACAAGAAAAGCTACACTAGCAGCTCTCTTTCTTCTCAACACAGGTGTCCGGCCTGAAATAATTGAGAACCTTCGATTCGATCACTACAATGCCAAGAAGGGTGCCCTCTACATACCGGGAGATATTGGTGGTGCGAAAGGTCGCGCAATCAATATTCCTCTAAATCCGTTAGCGGACGCTATAATCCAAGAGTTTATGAAGGAGCGTATCGACGCGGGTTTCGCCGATCCGGACGGACCCAACCTGATATTTTTTAAATACAGTAAAAAGGGGAATAGGCCTCCTGTAAAATTACAAACAGGCGATGTAACAGATGTGCTGCGGGACATCGAAGTGGGCAACAATACGGACTTCGGTCTGATTTACGACGAAAAAACCCAACGTCACTACACAAGTTTAACTCCTCCTGAATTGGCAAAAAATAAATCTGGCTCTCGTCTTCTGCGGAACTTTCACGCCACGCTCGGGGATCGTCTATTCAGCATACCTGCAGAACGACTTGCGTATCTAGAAGGACGAACGCTAAAAAGTGTTCGCAAAAATTTACAGACAGGATCACTCGAAGTATATCAGATCACGTTTCCATTCGACGTAAACGAAGATGATCGGGCATTCGCTTCTCGTTTTGCCGCCTTCACAGAGGACGCAGCAGGTGATCTAGGTCTTGACTTCAATCGAGTTATGAATCTTGAGGCTGCATCAGAAACCCGTATCTTCGGAGATGATCCTCGCTATTCTTCTTATTTTAAAACTCCGATAGAGACTCCTGTCGTACAGGCGTCGAGTCCTATCAACCCTACGGGTGACGCAAAAGACGCAGCTATATCCCCCGAGTTACTTGAAAAATTAAAAAAGAACCCGAGACGACTTGCCGCGTATCTGAACATGCTAGAGGCGAAGGGCATCGACGTATCATCATATCGTAAGTCTCTTGCTGCTGCTGGCATTTTGACGTTTGTTTCTAAAGGCGCAAAAGCCGCTGGAGCTATTCTTCCCGGACCTGATCCCCTCGAACTTGCTGCGGGTGTCCTAGATCAACAGTTATCACCTCCGGGGCAAAGTGCTGCTGACATCGCAGTCGAACGAGGTCAAAAATTTGCAGGTGATCTTCTCGGAGTCGAACCCCGTCGTGCCGAAAGCATGGCGGATATATTCACAAAAGAAACTTTAGCTCAAACCGCAGGTGGTATCGGCGGGGTTTTAGCTGACGCACTCACACTCGGAACAGTGTCCGGGACGGGTCCGTTCAGCGGAGAACGCACCGGCAACATCAGTGGACGAAATTTACGCGCTCAACAACTAAGAGAGCGACAGCAAGCCGACGAAGGCTTCATACCTAAACCCTAACGGAGGAAAAAATGCAAAACTTGAACATGGGTGAGGCATACATCATGAACGCCGACAAGACAAGCGTCGACGATCAGATGGGTGCGGACAAGCTCTATCGCGAGGGTCTCGAATTCGATACTCGTGCGAAGACTGATGTCCTCACTGAAGACATGCCTAAGCAGCAGACCAAGACTATGGTCGACGCATCCCTATTCAGCATGGCTGACGAACGCGATTACTGATGTCCGAAAACTTCCTAGAGCCGCAAGACGACACGGCAGTACCTATCCCGTCCCCTGAAGAGCAGATGCCCGGTCTCGCCGGGTACGTCACGTCTAAATTCAAAGACGCAGAGAACGGCAGATATTCGTACGAGCAGCGTTGGCTTAAGGCGTACAAAAACTTTCGAGGAATCTACGATTCGACGACGCAATACCGCGACTCGGAAAGGTCGAAGGTATTCATAAAAATAACAAAGACGAAAGTTCTTGCGGCGTACGGACAGATCGTCGACATCCTGTTTGCGAACAAAAAGTTCCCACTGGTTGTCGAGTCGACTCCCGTACCGGAAGGCATCGCAGAGTTCGCACATGCGCGGACGCCTGTCGATGAAATCAAACCCAGCGATCCGTACGGATTCCCCGGTGACGGGCGTACGATAGCTCCGGGAGGTTTGATGGCGTCCGACTCTCACGTCTTGGGGTCGTACGGAAAAGAGTTCGGGGATATGCTCGTTCCGGGCAAAGCGAAGGTCGGTGAGCCACAGTTCGAACCGGCAAAGGAACAGGCCCGTCGGATGGAGAAGCTGATCCACGATCAACTCCTCGACACGAATGCGGTCAATGTATTCCGCAAAGCGATATTCGAATCCGCACTCTTGGGCACGGGCATCGTCAAGGGGCCGTTCAATTTCTTCAAGCGTGTCCACAAGTGGCAGCGCGGTGAAGATGGTGAGCGCGACTACATGCCCTACGAAAAGACTGTGCCTCGTATCGAGGCCGTCTCGCTCTGGGACTTCCACCCTGACCCGTCAGCTACGTCGATAGAGGATTGCGAGTACGTCATCGAGCGTCACCGCATGAATAGACAGCAGCTACGTAGTCTCATCATGCGGCCACACTTCGACGCTACAGCGATTCAAAATGTCCTTGCGAAGGGGCCGAACTACTCTGACAAATACTACGAAGACACGATCCGAGAGGACGAAACCGAAGCGTACTACCAAGAGAACCGCTTCGAAGTCCTTGAGTATTGGGGCGTCCTCGATGCTTACTTCGCTGACGAAGTCGGCCTAGAGGAAGCGAAAAACATGTCGGAGTTCGACCAGCTACAGGTCAACGTGTGGGTGTGCGGCAACGAAGTCTTGCGCTGTGTAGTCAACCCTTTCACTCCTGCGCGGATACCGTATCAGGCGTTTCCGTTCGAGATCAATCCCTATCAGATTTGGGGTGTTGGTGTCGCGGAGAACATGGAAGATGCCCAGCTACTTATGAACGGTCACGTTCGTATGGCTATCGACAACCTCGCTCTCGCTGGCAACCTTGTCTTCGATGTCGACGAGGCATCACTCGTACCGGGACAGAACATGGACATCTTCCCCGGTAAGATATTCCGTCGTCAGTCGGGTGTCACAGGCACGGCAATCAACGGCCTCAAGTTCCCGAACACGGCCCCCGAAAACATACAGATGTATCAGATATCTCGCCAGCTTGCTGACGAGGAGACGGGCATACCGTCGATCATGCACGGCCAGACAGGAGTCACCGGCACCGGACGCACAGCAGCAGGACTGTCTATGCTGATGGGCAGTGCGGGTTTGTCGATGAAGACGGTCATCAAGAATATCGACGATCATCTTCTCAAGCCACTCGGTGAAGCGTACTTCCAGTGGAACATGCAGTTCAACATGGAATCGGAGGACATCGAGGGTGACTTGGAGATCAAGCCACGCGGTGTAGCGGCAGTGATGCAGAAAGAGGTACGCACCCAGCGTCTCACCTCGTTGCTGCAGACGATAGCTAATCCGATGCTTGCGCCGTTTGTGAAGCTGCCGAACCTCATGCGAGAATTGGCAATCGCACAGGACATCGATCCGGACAGCCTCGTCAACGACGTAAACGAAGCACAACTCTACGCACAGATGTTACAAGGGATGATGCAGAATGCTCAACAAGCAGCAAGCGCGGAAGCTGGCGGCGCTCCTCAACAGCCCGGAATGGCCCCAACTGGAGG